AGCCATTAAAAATACTTTAGAAAAAGATGCAGAATATGATCCTCAAAAAGAATTCAAAAAAGAATATAAAGATCCTCAGGCTCCACCTGGAACTAAATCCTATAACGGTGACTATTATGTTGATGAAGAGGGAGTATGGAGAAATACTTCAAACAATGAAAAAACAACAGGAAATGTTGCTAATAGACTCAATAGTAAATATGCAAAGAAGCAAGAAGATGCGGCAACATACGGAATGACTAATTATCCAAAGGGTGAACAACTAGAACAAGATGGAACAACATATACATGGCACGGTGCTAGATGGACAAGTCAACAAACAGGTCGTATCGCCACTAGAGATGCGGCAAAAAGACTTAATGCTTATGCAATAAGTCAATTAAGAGACGGAACAGTAGAACCAGAAAAACAAGCAGTAGCAGAGTCGTTAAGTTATTCAGCAATTAGAGCAGAAAAAATAGCATTATTACAGTCGAGGTAACAATGAGCCTTTCAGAAGTCATTGCTAAGTCATTACGACAATTAGAAAGAATCAATCTAGTCGAAGGAAAAGGTCATTTAGATCATCCAGAAGACCTTGTGTTCTTAGGTGATATTGAAGGTGCAAGACAAGCAATCAGTTCAATGGAACAAACGATTGCACAACCAGGCACAATTACAATCAAGTGGGACGGTTATCCTGCATTAATCTTTGGACGTAATAAAGATGGTAGATTCTCTATCATGGATAAACACATGTTCAATAAAAAAGACGGTACAGGCAGACAAGTCTTTTCCCCAAAAGAATTCCGACAGTATGATAAGAACCGAGGAGTTGATCGAGGAGATTTATATCAGATAATAAGTTCTATATGGTCTGGTCTTGAAAAAGCAGATAGAGGGTCAACAGGCTTTTACTGGGGAGATTTATTATTTGCTAAGCCATTACAAGATCAAAATGGTTATTATTCATTTAAAATGAATCCAAACGGAATTGCATATAAAGTTAAAGCAGATAGTGAAATTGGACATATGTTAGGTGGCAAAACAGCAGGCATGGGTGTTCATACATTTATACCGGCTAATGCAGAAACTACAGACGAATCAACTTCACTTGATGGTAGTATTGGTAACTTACATAACAATAGTGATGTAGCAATTGTTCCTAGTAAGATGCCGATTACACCTAAAGTAAAAATTAACAATAAATTAAAACAAAAAGCAGAACAAGAAATTAATAAGTATAGTTCTGCTGTAGAAGGATTATTTCAAACTGCTCCCCAAGCACGTAATGCATTTAATATGTTATTCACTGTGTATGTTAACAAAAAAATAGTATCTGGAAATCTACAAAATCTTTATAATGATTTCATAACTTTTGTAGAGAATAGAAAAATGACAGACTCTATGAGAAACAAAATTTCTATTCATCTTAATGCACATAAAGAGGGTGTAATAGGTGCTTTTAAGATTTGGATAGCATTATATAATCTAAAACAAAACATTGTAGATCAGTTAGATAAAGCCGCAGAGTCTAGTCCTGTCAAAGGATATTTAGATGATGGCACAGAAACACATGAAGGTTTCGTTGCTAACGGCCTTAAATTTGTTAATCGAATGGGCTTTTCTGCTCAAAATTTACGCAAATAAAAGCACTCATACCCGCATTTTTTTCATAAAGGACTAAATATTAGTATGAATCTCACGGGTGTGAAGTTCAAATTAATAGATGAAGTGCATGGAACGTGTACTTCTAAAACAAAAGGAATAGAAAAATGGCACAATTTACAAAAGCAAATGGTGACTTTAAACCAGTCTTCCATCAGGATGCATCATCTTACACTAACGGTGGATTAAACGCATACACAACTGGCGAAGCAGTAAACATACAAGGTCCTAAACTTCAGTTTGGTATCGTAACATTTACTGGCGAAGCATCAGCGGCCCTTCCAGGCGCAGACTTGCTTAAAGCAATTCAAACAATCCAAACTAAATCAACAATAGCGATTTATGAAATGGATTCTTCAGGCGGTTCAGCATCTAACGTATTGAATCTAGCATTGTATCCTACAATGGCTTGGGACTTTACAAACGGTGGCGACTTAGACGTAGCATTAACAGCGGCTCTAGGGTACGCAGTTACTACATCTAAAACTGGTGTAACATTCACATCTGACTAAGTTTTAGTTAGTTACAGAATTAAAAAGCAGACTTCGGTCTGCTTTTTTTTGGCTGGCAGTTGAGGTCACTAAATATGTATAGAATTCAATCATTTAAAAGGAGTAACATTGAATATATTAAATCACATTACTAATAACTTGAGAACAGTTTTAGTAGATAGATGGAAAGACTGGAGTGGAAGAAGTAACAGACCCGAGTATTGGTTCTTTAGTTTGTATGCTACAATTATAATGTTTGTGCTAATGGGCGTAGATAACTTAATTGGTTTTACATTCTTTAATTGGCTTGACCCATGGGGAACTGCTAACACAGGTATCCTTGGAGCAATCTTTATACTAGGAACACTACCAGCAAGTTTAAGTGTAACAGCCAGAAGGCTACATGACAGAGGTCATAGTGCATGGTGGATTATAGGATTATTCATTCCTATATTAAACTTTGTTGTTCTTTACTGGTTAGTAAGAGCGGCTAAAGATACACCTGAAGCAAAGAAGTATGTAAACCCTTACGGTAAAGCAACTTATTAAATTTAACAATTTTAGAGCCTCTTTTATTAGAGGCTTTTTTTTGGCTACTAAATAGTAGTATGAAGACCATAACTTGTTACACATTGTTTGACATTACTCATACTAATGTACTCAACAGATCAAAGCCTGTTGGGGACAATCACCAGTTGTGGACGGTTCAAAGAAATTCACAAGCAAACTTTGACACTATATTACAGTGTATAAGTTTACGAGGTAATCCAGAAATATCACATTACCCTCACAGAATAGAAGACAATATAGAATCAAACATTTTCGGCTTTTTAGTCGAGCAATCAAATTTTCATTATTGGAAGTTTGATTTTAAAGTACAGAACAATGCAGTTTTTAATGACAGCATAGATCCTTTAGGCTTTCTTACAAAAGATTGCCATGAAATACCTATGATTAAATGCGGCACAGAAAGTGTAGACTTGCCTAGTTTTTTAGACACTACGCCTGAATTAAATAATATATACTTTATGGAGAATGTATGAAAAAGAAGACTAATGTAGCAGAGGCTCGTAATAAAATCAAGCAGATGTTTCAAGCAGAAATGATTAAAGAATTAAAAAATCTTTATATCAGCAATGACAACAATGGCATCAAAGCCTTTGGTAGATTCAGAATACGTAATCAAAAAGACACTGGATTGTTTACTGTTGCTGAAGAACATTGGGACACTTCTCCTGAATTTATGACTGCAAGAAATGCTATGGCATTTTGTGTATTTCAACATAATAAACATTCTGATTCTGCAAAAGAAGTTTATAACTTAGACGGGAAACTAGCATCTATTAATTTAGACATTGCTGTTCATACTCGTGGTTATAAAAGTAAGAAAAATCCTTTAGATCATAGACTCATTCAATTGACTAAACTTCAGAATGATTTAGAAAAGAAAAAACAAATTGTATTAACCTTAGAAAGACTCATAAATACATCTAAAGAACAACAACGTAGAATCTTTGAAGAACACAAAAAGAATCGATTCAAAAGATCCAGAAATTCTGCGGAACAAGATAAATACATTATATCTACGACAGATTACTAGGAAATTAATATGAAACTTAATGATTTAAACAAGCAAGAAGTTGCAATCGAGGCTTTAAAGGAAAACTTTGAAGTTAATTTGAACTTAAAAGGCTTAAACAAAAACCAAACTCAAACTATGCACAATAAAGTGAAAGGTTTAATTGCTGAAGCAAAAGAATCCAAGAACTTCGGTGTAGAGTATCCATCATACATGAAATTAGTATTCATGGAACAAGCATTAAAAGAGCATTATAAAAGTGCTAAGTCTGCACCAAGAACTAGAGTGATTACTGAGAACGAAGAAGTTAATCGTTCACAAGTTATCTTGGCCGCACAAGACATGGTTGATTCAGTTCAAAAGATGCTAGAAGAAATTTCTGACATGATGGTCAAAGAGATGCCAGCATTAGTTGATTCTGTTCAATCAGAGATCGGTGTTAATGAAGCACAAGCATTTGATCAAACAGCAGGACAAGCACTTGCAGAATTGAATCAGTGTTTAGTATCAGTCAAAGGACAACTTGATCAAGCACTAGCAGG